TCTGACATATCAGCACCTATATTTGCTAGCGCTTTAAACACTTCGCATTGCTGTTCTTCTGTCAAACCTTCAATTGCTTCATCTGGATTAAAACATCCACTAATTGCTCCTACTAAAGCAGCAGGAGACTCTAGTGTTAATAATGCTGATGCTACCTCTGCAGTAATAACAACAGGGTTACCATTTAAATCTTCTCTCACTTCTACTGGTATTGCTGGTGGAAGATCACGATATTCAAGTCCCGCTGACTCTATGGCTGATGCTTCAACTGGGGCGCCTTCGGATGAACTTACTAATACATCTGCAACTAAATCTTTTTCAGCCAAGGTAAATTTTCCATCTTCGGCTAATGCCTCTGATAAATTAACAACTTCTGCTGTTGTTATTTCTCCATCTGCAGATAACATTTCTGTAATAAATTCTGCCTCCGATTCGGTTAATCCACCTTCGGATAATGTAGATGAAACTTCTGCAGCAATTTCTTCAGACACCTCTCCGCCATTAGCAATTGCTTCTAAAACTTCTGCAACTTCAGATACATTCAAACCACTATCTGCAACTAAATCTGAAACTAAATCTTGTATTTCTTCTACAGATAAGGTATCATTGCCTTGTGATATTTCTTCAAAAGAATCCTGATTTTCTTCAAGAATATTTTCTAGTTCATCGTTGGATGAAGGCTCATCAGATTCAGGTGTATCCGTTTCAGGAGATTCAGGCTCTTCGGAAGGGACTTCGTCAACAGGAGTTTCCTCTACAGGAGTCTCTTCTGTCTCTGTACTATCCTCTTCAGTTGGAGTGGTCTCGTCTGGTTGATTTTGTTCAGGCATATCAGGAGCAACAATATTAGATGGTTGAGATGGGGCTTGAACAATTTCTTCTGCTGGTATAGAAATAACAGTCTCAGTATATTGACTTACAGGTCCAGACCAGTTAGCAACTCTAACTGTATATGTAGCGCCTTCTGTCAAACCAGTTAATTCAATAGAACTTGGTGCTCCATCTGTATTATATGTTCCCCCAGCATAAGGATTTTCTGCTGTTGGATCATCTGTTACTACTTGATAAAACCAAGTGTTTGCTGTGTATCCTGTTGGTAACTCGGGTGTAATTGTTACAGTAGTGCCAGCAATAATTGGTTCCGCAAGTACTGGAGCGGGAGTAGGAATGTTATTGTTGATGGCAGATGTTAATTGACCTGCTTTAGTGTTTAATGTTGATTCAAGAGATGTCTTTGTTGATACCGCTGAATTTACGGTATTGGTTAAAGATGTTGTGTTAATTGCATTTATATTAGAAGTGTTTGTAGTGTTTTGAGCAACTACTGGAGTAAGGCTTGAGTTTAATTGTGCAATGGTTGCATTTGCTGAATCTACTGCTGCCTGAACTGTTTCTGTGTTTGGATCTACATAAGGGGTAAATGCTGCGCCCTGACTTATTTGTCCAGCAAAACCTGCTCCAACATTAGTATCTGTAATTGCATTTACTGCTCCACCAGTTGTTTCTCTATAATTAAATCTTGCTTGATCTGGTATTGGTCCATTAGCAGTTACACCTGCTATCCATGCTCCATTATTAGGATTAACATCAGCATTAAATCTAATTTGAACCATTTGTGTAGAAGCATCTTGTTGTGGAAATGGACGAAGGTCCCAAGCAATATCTAAACTTGTTCCAGTAGTTGCATAAGTAATACCTGTTCCTGTACTCCAAGTTGTCCAGTCCCATCCTGCTATAGATACAGATGGTGCGTTAGGAGTTTGCCAATACACATGGCCTTCATTTGTTCCAAATGTTATAGTTGCATTAGATCCAACATAAACATTGTTATAAACAGTGCCACCCATTTGCATTCCGAATGGAAGATTCATTTGAACACCAGCATCGTCTACTCCAGCAAGTACATTTGTACTAGTTCCTATAGTTGCCTGTAAATTATTTACTGCTGTTTGAGCATTATCAATAGCAATATTTGCCTGTGTTAATTCTGTTTGTGCTGTGGCTTGGGCTGTTACCGCTTCTGTTTTTGCTAATGTGGCTTCAGATATTTCTGTTTGAGCCTCTGTTATTTGTGTTCCTATATTATTTATAGCGGTAGTTGCAACAGTTACTGTAGCCTTTGCATCTTGAATCACTTGAGAACTTTGATCTATTGGGGTAACAGATAGATCGACATTACTAATATTATTAATAGCAGTTTGAACATTATTTATTTCTGCATTAGCCAAAGAGATTTTTGATGATATTTCTGTTGTGGAAGATTGGGCTTGGGAATATTCGGCTTGTGCTTGTGTTACCTCTACTACAGCATTGTTTGTGGCTGTAATGGCCTGCTGGACCTCTGTATTGGCTGTTTGTAGGGCTGTATTAACTGCCTGTTGGGCAGGGCTAATTATTACCTGCTCCTGATTAATTTCCCCTTCAGCATAAGAAAAATCTGTTGGAGAAAATATCATCCATAAGGTTAAAAATAAAGATACTGCGCCAATTTTTAAAAACAACTTGTAAATCTTGGGTCTCCTAAATTAGACTATGTCTAATAGGATAATTATAACATTTTATTACAAAAAAAAGACGTAGATGTTACTCTACGCCTTTTCTTTTTTTAATTGTTTATTACTTAATCCAACTTACTTTTAATTTAGGGAACTTTGCATTCCATTTTTTAGCAAGTGCGTTGAATTTAGCCTTTAGGTCTGCAATAGCCTTATCTGCTACAACCTTATCTGCTGCACGAGCAGCCTTTTCAGTTGCAAGTGCTGCCTCTGCAGTTGCCTTAGCAGCATTTGCTGCAGCAAGTTGTGAATTAACAACTGCAAGTTCTGCATTCTTTGCAGCAAGTTCTGCTGTAAGGTCACGAACTGCAATTGTTTTTACAACTACTCCGACTGGAGTAGCAAAACCAGAAACTGCAGCAGCAGTTGTTGCTGTTGCAATAAGAGTTACAACACCAGATGCTGGCATTGTTACATCTACTACCTTTGTGCCAATTGTTGTAGTAGTTGTTGTTGCTGTATCGGTTGTGTACGCAGTAGTTGTTGTTCCTGAAGAAGTTACAACTTGTAGTGAAATAGATGCTCCACCCTTTGCATTACCAAAAATATCAGCAGCAGAAAGAGTTACCTTTTGTACTGAACCAGCAGCAGCAGAGTCTGCACTAGTAAGAGCAATTGTATTAATTGCACCAGCAGTACCCTTGAAATAAAATGTAGTTGTTGTTCCACCAACAGTTACTGCGACTGTTCCGTCAGCAACTCCTGTAGTGAAAACAAAAAAGTCTGCAGTAGTACCAGAACCTGTGTTATAAGACACAGATGTTGATCCAGATGATGCAGCAACTGGAGCAGATGTTGTTCCAATTGTTGTCAAAATCTTACCATTAGTAGCAACAGCAGTTACAACTGTATTTGCAGTAAGGCTATCAACCGCAATTTTTAGTGCGTTAGCAGCCAAAACATTATTGCTATCTGGAACTGGTAGTGAAACTGGTGCTGCAGCAGTTGTGCCACCAGTAGCAGCAGAACCACCGACAGTTAGGGTTGTAGCAGCATTTGCTGGAACAACTGACACCATTGTGCTCATAGTCAAGGCTGCAGCCACAACTAAAGCGGTCTTCTTAAATGAATTCATTTTTCTCCTTTATTTTCTTTTATATTAGTTTAAATCTATCTAGATAATCTTTTACATCATCAGGGATAGGCTTATATTGTATCACGTTCTCAGGTAGGTCGTCAACTCGCTTTGGCCTATCTTTAAATGTGTGAACCTCAATTTCTTGATTCATATTTTTTGGGGTAAAACTAATAGCCCCAAATACTGCACCACAAACCGCATCTGCTAAGTCCTTAGATTTTTTGCGGGGATGGTCTACTTTTTTATCATTAATTATCTTAAGTTCACCCATCTCTTCTAGTAAAAGTGGGATCAATGGCATTGCAACTCTTTCTTCATAAACCAGCATAGCAAAATCTTCATAGTGTTTTTTCGCAACAGAAACAGTATCAGTTCTAATCCCAACAGCCTTTAGTTCTTGTTGAATATCAAATGATTGCCAACGGTCAAATGTAACCATTCCAATATTAAATCCTTGTCTTCTAAGATTAATAATCCAGTTTTTCACATCACTAAGATTAACTGGACCCTCAACTTTTGGTTCCCACCAAGCAACTGCATCAACAATAACAACTGGGGCAACCTGCTCATAATCTTTTAAAACCTGAACACTTACCCATTTATCAACATGTGCTATTGCTACGGCACACTTGTCATGTTTTTGTGCAAGGTCGGCATGGATATAATAAGTTTTATCTGGGTCTGGTTTAAAAGAAGAATCAAACCTTTTATTGTTGTCTATTGGATTTCTTAAAGACATACATTTTTCTAGTTTATCCCTTTGTTTAAAAAATGCATCAGATGAATATGTTGGCTTACATGCAAAACGCATCATTGCATCGCCAAGGTCTGTAAAGAAAGATAGTTTAAAGTCTTCAATATTTCTTGTTGGGTTTACTTCCCATGTAGGTTTTTTAATTGCTAATACCCCTGGAAATTTATATGACTGGATATAATCCTCTTCCCAACTTATTTCAAAAGTATTGTCTGGATTATCTTCTGGTAAGGCTGGGTTAATTATAAAGGTGTGATGTTTTTCAATAACTTCTTTTTCTGCAATGACATCATCATATCTTTTAGAAATAAAATCTCCAACATATCTTGGAAAAGATAGCAATGCAACTTTACCTAAATCTGGAAAACGAGAATCCACAGAGCCACGAAATGCCTTATATATATTTTCTGCTGTTTTACCTTGTTCATTTCCAGTTCCAACTTCTGATGCAAAACCAGAAATCTCATCAAG